ATACCCCCGGAGGGATAAAAACCCGGAGGTTTGTGATCTTGATCCTGGGGAAAGCCCGGGAAAGCTTCCAAGAACCCAATGAAAGGGGGTTGTAACTATGCCTCGAAAGTCCGGGGTTACCGGTTCTAGGCGAAGTAGACCGGCTACAACCCCTGAAGGTAGGGAAGCACAGCTGATCTCGATGGCCTACGACCTCGTCGAGCGAAGAATTCAAGAAGGAACGGCGACTTCGCAAGAGGTTACGCACTTTTTGAAGCTAGGATCGTCAAGGGAGAAGCTGGAACAGGAACGACTTCAGCACGACAACATGTTGACTCAAGCTAAGATGGAGCAGCTGGCATCACAAGCTAGAGTCGAAGAGCTTTACAAGAACGCTCTCGATGCCATGAGGACTTATTCAGGCCATGAACCGATGGAACCTGAAGACGAGATCTCTGAAGAGTATCGTTAATGACGATAAGAACATATTCAGAACTTCGTCGTTTAGAAACGCTTGAGGAAAGATTTAAATACCTCGCGCTTCACGGCGAAGTTGGAGATATAACTTTTGGTTTTGATAGATATATTAACCAACAGTTTTATACATCCTCTCAGTGGCGCAATATCCGAAATCATGTGATCGTTCGTGATAACGGATGCGATTTGGGTATCGAAGGATACGACATCCATGATCGTATATACATTCATCATATGAACCCGATGAAAGTTGAAGACATCGTTAATGGAGATCCAAAGATACTCGATCCTGAGTTTTTGATTTCAGTAACGCAACGGTCACACAATGCAATCCACTACGGAGACGAAAGTTTGCTTCCAAGGAAACTTGTTGAACGCAAACCAGGCGACACGAAGTTGTGGTGAGGAAGGAAATCATCTTGACTACTATCAACTACGACCGTTCCGTCGCGGATTTCATTGATCGGCTGAGTGCTACCGGTCATCGTGGCGAGAGCGGCTACCCCGCAGACAAGACGTTCAAGAAGACGTCCGTCACATTCCACCACAACGGTGGTTTGAACGTTTCTCATGAAGGTGTTCTGGAAACCTGGACTGAACGCGAGGCTTCAGCCCATTTCGATGTCGACTCGTCTGGCAACGTCGCTCAGTATGTCAAGGTCGACGAGTATGCTTGGGCCGTCGGAAACACCGTTGGAAACCAGAGCACAATCAGCATCGAGCAAGCTGACGTCTCGGATGCTCCTAATTGGGAAGTGGCCGAGGCGACTTGGAAGTCTGCATGTCGCCTTGCTGCTTGGCTCTTCGTTCACGTAATCGGTGACGCTCCGAGTTCCTTCAACATCTTCCCGCATCAGCATTGGTCTTCGACCGACTGCCCCGGTCCCTGGGTGATGGGTAACTTCGGCAAGTACATCACCGAGGTTCAGTCTCAGTACGCAATCCTCAAGGGAAGTTCCCCCTCTCCCTCTCCGACTCCCTCACCCGCTTCCAATAGCGATCGAATTGCTGAGGATGGAGAGCTCGGACCCGAGACCATTCGCCGGTGGCAGGAGATCATGGGGACGCCAGTCGATGGTGTTATCTCGACTCCCTACAGCAATCTCGTCGCAGAGGTTCAGCGGCAGCTCAATCGGCGAATCAGCGCGGGTCTTGTTGTTGATGGTAACGGCATCTTCCAGAACAATGAGCCCTACAACACGGTTGCTGCGCTTCAGAGGTATCTCGGGACTCCTCAAGACCGTCGTCTATCCGTCCCGGTCTCTGAGTGCATCAAGCAGCTTCAGAAGCATTTGAACCAGGGCCGGTTCTAAATAACGAAAGGGGGTGTTCCACGTGGCTGCTGGAAGCATACTTGATGACACGAAGAAATTACTCGGTTTGGATTCAAGTTATACCGCATTCGATACTGATGTGATCGTACACATCAACACCGTACTATCAATCATCAGTCAATTGGGTCTCGGTTCTGATGGTGGCATGTCCATCGTAGATAACACAGTCACGTGGACCAACCTCTTCGGTTCTGATCCAACGCTTAACTACATCAAGTCTTATGTGTTCATGCGTGTGAAGATGATGTTCGATCCACCGCAGACGTCGTTCGCCATCGAAGCGTACAACAATCAAATCAAGGAGCTTGAATGGAGGATCAACGTCAATCGGGAGGACAAGTGGTGGACAGACCCAGATCCGACGCTAGAACCGCCAGTGGCGCTGCCGTGGTGGGAAACTATCTGAAGCATCACGGTGTAAAGGGTATGAAGTGGGGATCGCGGAAAGGCTCCTCTTCCACAACCCATATGCCTCAGGCTTCTGAGGATCATCTGACCGCAGAGGCACACCGGGCCAAGCTTCGTGCAGGCGGTATCAAGGCGCTTTCGAATCAAGAGCTTACGCAGCTCAATACTCGGATGCAGCTGGAGCAGACTCATCGAAATCTTGCAGGGCAGCAACCTTCTAAGTTCGAGAAGGGTCATGCCCATGTAAAGAAAGTCTTGTCGGTTGCCAAGACTTTGAATGACATTCACAGCACCGTCAACGGTCCAGTCGGTAAAGCCATCAAGACTGCGGTTACGAAGTAGGAGATAATGCAGAAGCCTACTGTTTCTCGAATCGTCCATTACTGGCTTACGCAGCAAGATGCCGACCGTATCAATAAGCGTCGTCAAGATGCCATCGAAGCGGGCCGATCTCGAATTGGCGACGGCGCTCAAGTTCACGTCGGTAATGAAGTTCGTGAAGGTGATCAGTTTCCAATGATCATCGTCAAGGTGTGGGATAACGGACTCGTCAACGGTCAGGTTTTCCTTGACGGAGCCGACACTTACTGGGCAACTAGTGTCGCTCCATGCACATTGGACGACGGATACCTCGGAAAGTGGAGCTGGCCCACTCGCATCTAGAAGGAAGGGTTGGCGATGGCGCTTTCGAATACGGCAACTCCAATTTACTACGGTCAATTCCGTGACGCGGTAATCCGTGGTGAGATTCCTGTCAACAGGGAAATCTCAATGGAGATGAACCGAATCGACGCGCTAATCGCCAATCCGAACATCTGGTATGACGATAATGCCGTCAACGGTTTTATTCTCTATTGCGAGAATGAACTTACGTTGACCGATGGTAGTGATCTGCATTTGCTACCTACTTTCAAACTATGGGCTGAGCAGATTTTTGGTTGGTATTACTTCACAACAAGAAGCGTTTATCAACCAAGAGCCGATGGTCATGGTGGTAATTACGTCAACAAGACAATTAAGAAACGTCTGACTACAAAGCAATACCTCATTGTAGCACGTGGTGCTGCTAAATCCATGTATGCCGAATGCATACAAAGTTATTTCTTAAACGTCGACACCTCCACCACGCACCAAATCACGACGGCGCCTACGATGAAGCAAGCGGATGAGGTAATGTCGCCTCTTCGAACAGCAATCACGCGTAGTCGCGGCCCTTTGTTCAAGTTCCTCACAGAAGGTTCTCTTCAGAATACGACAGGATCGAGAGCTAATCGTGTCAAACTTGCTTCGACTAAGAAGGGCGTTGAGAATTTCCTCACCGGCTCTCTTCTCGAAGTACGCCCGATGGCGATCAACAAACTTCAAGGGCTACGACCTAAGATCAGCACTGTGGATGAATGGTTGTCTGGTGACATCCGAGAAGATGTCGTTGGTGCAATCGAGCAAGGTGCTTCGAAGCTTGACGATTATCTCATCGTCGCCATTAGCTCCGAAGGAACTGTCCGCAACGGATCTGGTGACACGATCAAGCTGGAACTTGCCGATATCCTGAAGGGTGATTATAAGGCTCCTCACATATCCATCTGGCATTATAAGCTGGACGATGTGGAGGAAGTTGCTGATCCAGCTATGTGGCCAAAAGCCAATCCAAATCTTGGCCGGACAGTCACATACGACACGTATCATCTCGATGTTGAAAGAGCTGAGAAAGCTCCTGCTTCTCGAAACGACATTCTTGCAAAACGTTTTGGTATTCCAATGGAGGGCTACACATATTTCTTCACCTATGAGGAAACCCTCACGCATCGTAGGCGAAGCTTTGATGGAATGCCATGTGCGTTGGGTGCAGACCTTTCACAAGGTGACGACTTCTGCGCATTTACATTCTTATTCCCATTGCGTCAAGGATTTGGCATCAAAACGCGTAGTTACATCACGTCTTTGACTTTGATGAAACTTCCAGGCGCCATGAGACAAAAGTATGATGAATTCATCAACGAGGGAAGCCTTCACGTTCTTGAAGGTACAATTCTCGATATGATGGAAGTCTACGACGATCTCGACGCTTTCATTCAGGAATCGGAATATGATGTACGTGCTCTGGGATTCGACCCTTATAACGCGAAAGAATTCGTCGAGCGTTGGACTGCTGAAAATGGTCCGTACGCAATCGAGAAGGTTATACAGGGAGCCAAGTCGGAGTCAGTACCGCTTGGTGAACTCAAGATTTTCAGCGAGGAACGACAACTCATATTCGATCAGTCCCTCATGTCGTTTGCGATGAGCAACGCCATTACGATGGAGGATACGAACGGTAATCGGAAGCTTCTAAAGAAGCGGATGGAAGACAAGATCGATAATGTGGCCGCCATGATGGATGCATACATTGCATGGAAGGCCAACAAGGAGGCATTCGAGTGACGGAGCGATATTTCGGGGGAGGTGACTAATGAGCTTTATGTCTCGCTTACAGCATGCATGGAATGCTTTCGCGAACTGGGACCAGAATTATCAAATGGTTCAGTCCTACGCTGCTGGTGCGACATTCGGTGTTCGTCCGGATAGAACGCGATTGACTTTCTCGAATGAACGTTCGATTATCTCGTCGATTCTAACTCGCATGAGTCTAGACGCCGCGTCAATCCAGCTTGTTCATGTGAGAAATGATTCCGATGGTAGGTACCAGACCGATATTCAGAGTGGGTTGAACAATTGCCTCAACACTCAAGCCAATATCGATCAGTTCGCACAACAGTTCAGGCAGGACATCTTCATGACGCTCTTCGATAGAGGTGTAGCCGCAATTGTTCCGGTCGAAACCACTATTGATCCGATTAATTCGAATGCGTATGATGTTCTGTCCATGCGTGTTGGTGAAGTAGTCGGCTGGTACCCAGAGCATGTTCGAGTGATGGTCTATAACGAGCAGAAAGGTTATCGACAGCAGATTACGCTCCCCAAGAGCTTAGTGGCTATTGTCGAAAACCCGCTCTACCAGGTAATGAATGAGCCGAGTTCGACTCTTCAGCGACTCATCAGAAAACTGAACATGCTGGATCAGGTTGACGAGCAATCCAGTTCCGGAAAGCTCGACATGATCATTCAGTTGCCTTACGTCATCAAGTCCGAAGCTCGCCGAGCTCAGGCCGAACAGAGACGCAAGGACATCGAGTTCCAGCTCAAGGGTAGCCAGTATGGCATTGCCTACACAGATGGAACCGAGAAGATCACACAGCTGAACCGTCCAGCTACAAACAACTTGATGGATCAGATTACTTATCTGACTCAAATGTTGTATGACCAGCTGGGACTCACGGACACGATCATGAACGGATCGGCCACTGAGTCCACTATGAACAACTATCTTGTTCGGACGGTAGAGCCCCTAGTCAACGCTGTTGTCGAGGCAATGAAGGCCACGTTCCTCACCAAGACGGCCCGAACGCAGGGACAGTCGATCACGTTCTTCAGGAATCCCTTCTCCTTGGTTCCGATGGCCGACTTCGCTAAGATTGCAGATATGCTGTCTCGTAATGAGATTGCATCTGCGAATGATCTTCGTACAGCCATCGGCTGGAAACCGTCTAAGGATCCTAAGGCCGATAAGCTCATAAACAGCAACATGCCTACTCCACCTCCTCCGGATCCAGCACCAAGACCTACTGGGCCGCCTAGTGATAGACGGATTCCTGGAACCGTTCCAAGACCTGAATTGGCTCCAGTGGTACGTAGGCCGCCTCTTCATCCACAACTACAGCGCCAACTAAGAGGGACAGGAGGAAACAGTCAAAATGGAACCTGATTTCAGTGGCTGGGCCACGAAGGCCAACCTCAAGTGCACTGATGGACGAACCATTATGCCGGATGCGTTCAAGCACATGGACGGCAAGCAGGTTCCGCTCGTCTACATGCACGGACACACCGACATCACGAACGTTCTTGGTTACGGCATCCTTCACCACCAGCCCGAAGGTATGCGTGTTGATGGATACTTCAACAGTACTCCTGCTGGAAAGAACGCCAAGATCCAGGTTGAGCACGGAGACATCAAGCATCTCTCGATCTATGCCAACGATCTGGTCGAGAAGAACAAGAATGTCATGCATGGCAACATCCGTGAGACGAGTCTGGTTCTAGCCGGTGCCAACCGAGGCGCGGTCATCGATCACGTCAACATTCGACACTCCGACGGTGATGTCGAAGAGCTGGATGACGAAGCCATCATCTTCACTGGTCTGGAACTCTTCCATGCGGAAGATACCGACGGTGACGGGGGCGCCAATGGCCAGGGAAACGACGTTCCTGGTGACGCAACCGACAAGACGATCCAGGAAGTGTGGGATTCCCTCACTCCGGATCAGCAGGACGTCGTCAATTACATCGTCGGCGAGGCCGTCGAGAATGCAAAGAACGACGACGGCACGGGAACCGATGAGAGCGGCACGGAGACCGATGCCGAGCACTCCGACAAGACCACTACCGGCGAGGGCGACCTCAGCCACCAGGAAGGAGCCGATTCCCAGATGACTCGCAACGTCTTCGAGTCGCAGAGTGCGACCCTCCCCCCGAACTCGCGAGGGATGAAGCACGCCGGAATCAACCCGGACACCGGCAACGAATTCAAGCACGTCGACCAGCTGTTCACGAAGGACGATCGTCGCGCAATCTTCCAGGCTGCTCAGAAGCCCGGCATGACTCTGAAGGCCGCGTTCGAGGAAGCAGTTCTCGCACACGGTATCACTCCGATGGACGTTCTGTTCCCGGAGTACAAGAACATCGAGAACACGCCGCAGTTCAACACGCGGCGCATGGAATGGGTTGCTCCGTTCCTTGCCGCTCTCAGTCACACGCCGTTCTCTCGCGTCAAGTCCATCGTGGCCGACATCACCATGGACGAGGCCCGAGCCAAGGGTTATGTCAAGGGGAACATCAAGCGCGAAGAGTGGTTCTCCGTTTCCAAGCGGACTACCACTCCGACCACGGTTTACAAGAAGCAGCAGCTGGACCGTGACGACATCATCGATATCGTCGACTTCGACGTCATCGCGTGGATGAAGGCTGAGATGGACACCATGCTGAAGGAGGAAATCGCGCGAGCGATCCTCATCGGCGATGGTCGAGACATCAGCGACATCGACAAGATCAAGGACCCTGGTGCCGCTGTCAGCGGCGATGGTCTTCGCTCGATCGTCAATGAGCACGATCTCTACAAGACCGATGTCAACATCAACCTCGGCAGTACTCCCGACTATGAGCAGCTGGTCGAGGAGTGCATCCGAGCGAAGCGCTTCTACAAGGGTTCTGGCACTCCCACCATGTACACCACGTGGGACATGATCAGCAACATGCTCCTCATCAAGGACAGCCTCGGCCGTCGTCTCTACATGAGCAAGGCTGAGCTCGCCACCACCATGGGTGTGAACGACATCGTTCCCGTGGAGGTCATGGAGAGCGGGCCGGCGAACCTCCTGGCCGTAATCCTGAACCCTGCCGACTACAACGTCGGTGCCGACAAGGGCGGTGAAGTCAACCTCTTCGACTTCTTCGACATCGACTACAACCAATACAAGTACCTGTCGGAGACCCGCATTTCGGGCGCTCTGACCAAGGTGAAGTCTGCTCTGGTCATCTGGAGTGTTCCGTCTGCTGACATCGCTGTCACCCCGGTGGCTCCGACCTTCAACTACGCGACTGGCGTGACCACGATCCCGACTGAGACGGGTGTCGTCTACAAGGACGGTAACGGGAACACGCTCACCGCAGGTGCTCAGACCGCCATCGCGGTGGACAGCAGTATCACCGTCCAGGCAGTTCCGGCGTCTGGTTATTACTTCCCGTTCTCCGGGAACCAGACCTCGTCCTGGAGCTTCACGCGTCCGAACCCTGACGGCGCGAACAGCAACAGCTGAGGTTAGCCCATGGCAAAGTTCTACGGAAAGGTCGGATACGGCGCTTCTGTGGAAACGGCACCGCATTCTGGCGTGTGGAAAGACGTCATCACCGAGGTTCATTACTACGGAGATATTGTTCGGAACACACGTCAGCTTGCGAGCGGTGAGAAAGTCAACGATGATCTCACCGTCAACAACTCCATCTCCATTGTGGCGGATGCTTACGCCTTTGAGAACTTCTTTGCCATGCGTTATGTAGAGTGGAACGGGTCTCTGTGGGTCGTCTCCACAGTCGAAGTACAGAGACCCCGACTGCTGCTCACGCTGGGAGGTGTTTACAACGGGCCAAAGGCTTGATCTTCAATTAATTCTTGAAGATCTTCTAGGATCTGAGAATGTATATTTTCAGCCACCGGAAAGCAAAGAGCTTCAATATCCTTGTATCGTCTACCAGCGTTACATTGGCAAAACGGATTTCGCAGATGGAGAGCCGTATATTCTCAGTCAGCGATATCAGGTAACGGTTATCGACCCAGATCCCGATAGTCTGATTCCTGACAAGGTCGCCGCATTACCGACAGCGATCAAAAATCGATTTTTCGTGGTGAACAACCTTAACCACGACGTCATCAATCTGTATTTCTGAGAGGTAATACGTGACTGCTCTCAAGTGGGACGAGACGGGATCTCGCCGATATGAGACTGGTGTCGACAAGGGCGTCCTTTACATTCCGAACAGCGTTGGTGTCTATGACACCGGAGTTGCCTGGAACGGATTGACGACCGTCACCGAGAAGCCGACCGGTGCGACCCCGACTCCCCTGTACGCGGACAACATCAAGTACCTGAACCTCATCTCCACCGAGTACTTCGAAGCCGACATCGCGGCCTACACCTATCCGGATGAGTTCGCTCAGTGTGACGGTTCTGCGGAGCCCGAGCCCGGTGTGGCGATCGGTCAGCAGCCTCGCAAGAGCTTCGGTATGTGCTATCGCACCCGTGTCGGAAACGACGTCGACGGTACGGAGCTCGGTTACAAGCTCCACCTTGTCTATGGTGCGTATGCAGCTCCTTCGCAGAAGGCTTACGCCACCATCAACGACAACCCGTCGGCGATCGACTTCAGCTGGTCTATCACGACCACTCCGGTGAGTGTGTCGGGTCACAAGCCAACGGCTACGCTCACCATCGATTCCACCAAGGTGAACGCGAGCGCTTTGGCAACTCTGGAGAACTTCCTGTACGGAACCACGGGAACTGACCCGTCTCTCCCGTCGCCGGATGCAGTTCTCGCGATCTTCTCCGGAACCATCACTCTAGTCACGCCGACTGCTCCGACTTACACGTCGGCCACGCACACGATCAACATCCCCACGGTTACCGGCGTCGACTACTTCATCAACGACGAGCTCGTCACCGGTGGTGTGGTCATCGCTGCGGATACCGTTGTTACGGCTGCGCCGGAGATCGGGTACGAGTTCACGCCTGTCTCAGTCGATGAATGGCTCATGCCGTATTCGTAAGACAAGTAAGGAGGTCAGAGAGTGCTCAAAGTAGAAGTTAGGATTTCGGAAGACTTCAATCAAGAGACAAACGAGTTTCTTTATGAAACGTTTGTTCTGGAGCTAGAGCACTCTCTGGTCTCCTTGTCAAAATGGGAGTCATTCTTCGAGAAACCGTTCTTAAGCTCGGATGAGAAAACTCCAGAAGAGCTTCTATGGTACATCGTTGCCATGACAACCACACTCGATGTTCCCGATGCAGTTTATGAAAAACTCTCAGAGAAGAACATCGAGGAGATTGACAAGTACATCAATTCAAAGATGACAGCGACTTGGTTCAATGACTCTCGTGAAAGACCTAGCCGCGAAGTAATCACAGCAGAAATCATCTATCATTGGATGATAGCTTTAGGAATTCCATTCGAATGTCAATACTGGCATTTGAATCGCCTCATTACTCTGGTTCGTGTTTGTAACCAGAAGAATGCTCCACAACAGCAGATGAGTAGAGCAGAAATTCTCGCAAAAAACCGTGAGTTGAATGCTCATAGGAAAGCACAACTGGGAACAAGGGGATGAGAGGAGAATCGACGCGTGACAAGAATTACTTGGGGAGACATCGGTTCTCGTCTCTATGAAGCGGGGATCGATAGAGGTGTTCTTTATGTCGATGATCAGCCAGGGGTTCCTTGGAATGGTTTGACTTCCGTGACTGAGAATGTCTCCGGAGGTTCTGCCAAAGCTTATTACGTAGATGGTGAGAAGTACTGGAACACCACTACTCGTTCGGAGTTCTCGGCTACCCTAACCGCTTTCACATACCCTGATGAGTTTGAGGCCTGTGACGGGTTAGGAGAAGTTAGACCAGGTTTCTTTGCTGCCCATCAGCGTCGTAAATCATTTGGTCTTTCTTATAGAAGTAAAATCGGAAATGATCTAACGGATGAACTCGGATATAAGATCCATTTAATTTATGGAGCTTTGGCGTCACCTTCCAACAAAGTTCATAAATCCATAGGATCTTCGGTTGATGTTTCGGATTTCAGTTGGACATTGACTTCCTTGCCCTCTGCGATTTCCGGTTTCGGTAGAACATCGCATTTCATAATCGATTCTCGAAGCATAGACCCGACTACGTATTCGAGTATTGAAGACATTCTTTACGGAAGCGATACTACAACCTCAAGGCTTCCGTCTTTTACTGAACTGACAGACCTCATCGATACTGGATTCCATCTGACGGTCACCGATAATGGCGATGGAACGTTCTCCATGAGTGCTCCAATGGCTGAGCTTTACATGCTGGACGCCGATAACTTCCAAGTTACTTGGGGTACTGTTGTGGATAATGGCGATGGTACTTACACCGCTACGTCCTCATAGAAGGAGTGATTCATGGGCACTGTCACATCGATGACTTCCGACGCCATCAATGCTTTATTCGATGCAGTTAACGCCGTACTGGCTGGTAAAGCGGATCTCAGCAGTGGTGTCGTTCCAGATACAGAGCTACCCACAAACCTAGTTCGTCACGACGACCTAGTGATCAACGTTCAGGATCACGGTGCTGTTGGTGACGGCGTTACGGACGACACCACCACACTTACGACTGTGGTTAATGCGGCTCCCGCTGGTTCGACCGTATATTTCCCCAAGAGCTATGCGACTACTGCGCCCATCAAGATTCCTCCACAGGTTCGCATACTTGGGGCACATGGTGCTCACATCGACACCATTGTCAAGCCGACGTTCAAGCCTAAGAGCACCTTTGTTGGCGCTTCTGTTCTTTTGTTGGTTGACCAGGCCACCGGAGGATATGCAACAGTCAGCAATGAACAGCGTATCGAGAACTTAACGATCGACTGTAGCAATATAGTCGGTGGTAGTGTCGACGGCATTCAGGCCCAGGGCTATGTCCACGGTGTTTACATCAAGGATGTCGGGGTTCAACACCCGCCGGGTCATGGATTTACATACAGCTCGAACGCTTCAGGGGTTCCATATTCTTGGCGCGTAGTCAGGTTGCATGTCACATCTCCTGGCGGTATCGGCATTACGACTACGATGACCGACGCCACATTCGAGGACTGTCAAGTCATCAATGGCGGATCTCACGGTTTCGCACTCGGCACCGATGCGAATACGAAGCTGATCGCCTGTCGCGCTGAGTGGTGTGCTGCTGACGGGTACAACTTCACAACCGGAACGGGTACTACGGGTGCATCTGGCGGCCCGCTTCTTCTCGGATGCAGTACTGACAGAAATGCGCACAACGGGATTTCAATCCCTTCAGCAGCAACCGGTAACGGAATCATCTCGATTATCGGCGGTAAGTTCCGGCGAGATGGGTCTGCATCAAGCTCCTCTGGTTATGCAGCCATCAATGTCAATGGGGCAACTTCGCCGGTCATCATTTCCGGATGTGAAGTATTTCCTGGAACAAACGACGATGGCACTGGGACCGCTTCCCCGCAGTATGGTATTTCGGCCACTAGCGCGAATGTTCAGATAAACGGCGGATTCTATCATGCCATTACTGAAGGTGTGCATGATGGTGGATCGAATACTCGGCTTGCTCGAAGCATCAACGTATTTGAGCGAACCGGAACGGCTTCTGCACCTGTAACTGTAACGCGCGGTATTCAAGCGAATGGTACCAATAGCGAAAGCTTGGATGTTCCTGGCAATCTCGCTGGTCTTCCCGGACCTCGCTCGAATAATGCCATCGCATGGACTTCCGATCCGACAGCGGTCGGTGGCGGTGCACTCGTTACCAACGGCGTTGTTTACCTGTCAGCTCTTTACGTCCCGAAGAGTACGACAGCGGTAAAGCTTTGGTGGTGCACAACCACTGCGGGAGCTACTCCGACAGCTGGTCAGAACTTCGTCGGGCTGTACGATGCTTCCGGAAACCGTTTGGTTACCGTTGGTATTGATGGACGCGTTACGGTAGCGAACACTTTGTTCGGGGAAACCATCAGTGTCCCAGTAGTTGCTGGAGTTTACTACGTAGCGTGGGTATTTAATGCAGCAACTGCTCCGAACGTCGCGCACGCTTCAAGCATCAACGCGACATTGCTGAACTTCAATCTGACGGTCAGTACGGCGCGATATGCGACGAACGGGACCGGACAAACGTCGCTACCGGCAACACTCACCATGGCGAGTAACGCCAACTCGACCCAGAGTTACTGGGCCGCGATCAGTTAACCTGCTTGTCTGCGGAGGGAGTCGTGATGATAAGTTTCGCCGTAACAGGAGATTTCAAGTCTACTGAAGAATATCTTAAGCATGTGAAGAATCTTCGAATTCTTGGAATTCTTGAATCTTACGGCGAAGCGGGTGTCTCGGCTCTCTCCGCAGCAACGCCTGTAGACACAGGATTGGCTGCTGGTGATTGGAGTTATGATGTCCGCGCACACAATGGGACTTACGCAATCTACTGGACCAACACCGATGTCGAAAGCGGCTTCCCAGTAGTAATCATGCTCCAATATGGGTATGCAACAGGTACTGGCGGTTACGTCCAAGGGAGAGACTACATCAATCCCGCGATCAGACCCATATTCGATAACATCGCGGACAAGGTTTGGAAGGCGGTGACCTCCGCATGAGTAGCATTGATCAACGCGTCGTCCAAATGTTGTTCGACAACAAAACCTTCGAACAGGGAGTCGCCACTACCCTTGCTTCGCTGGACAAACTTAATAAGAGTCTTAAGCTTCAGGGCGCAACACAAGGTTTAAATGAAGTTAGCAATGCTGCCAGTCATTTGTCACTTGGCGGATTGGTTTCTGGAGTCGATGAAGCGGCAAGCCATTTCAAGGCTATGTCCGTTGTTGGTGTCGCTGCACTTGCAACCATCACCAGCAAGGTTGTCGATGCAGGAATCGAAGTCGGCAAAGCATTCGTAATCGATCCCGTTAAAGACGGTTTTCAAAATTACGAAACACAGATCAACGCAATCCAAACGATCCTTGCGAATACTGGTCTCACGGGTGCAAAGGGTCTAGGTGCTGTTAACACCGTTCTTGCTCAGCTAAACACGTATGCCAACCAAACGGTATACAACTTCAGCGACATGGCAAAGAACATCGGTACATTCACTGCGGCTGGCGTTGGACTTCAGGATTCTGTAAACTCGATTAAGGGTATTGCAAACCTTGCTGCGCTGTCTGGATCAACCTCAGAACAAGCTTCGACGGCTATGTACCAGCTGTCTCAAGCAATCTCGGCGGGTAAGGTTCAGCTTCAGGACTGGAACTCGGTTGTCAATGCCGGTCTCGGTGGCAAGGTGTTCCAGACCGCTCTGGAGAACACTGCCCGAGCTAGCGGTGTTGCGATCGACAGCATCATCAAGAAGAGCGGCAGCTTCCGAAACAGTCTTCAAGAAGGCTGGCTGACATCCGGTATTCTTACGAAGACTCTCGCTCAGTTCACCGGAGACCTAAGCGCTGCTCAGTTGAAGTCAATGGGCTTCACTGCTCAACAAGCACAGCAAATCCTTCAGCTTGGTCAGACAGCAGTAAATGCAGCTACGAAGATCAAGACTGCAACTCAGCTTACTCAAGCCCTGAAGGAAGAAGTCGCTACCGCATATGGCGCTGTCTTCAAGACGATCTTCGGTGATATCAATGACGCGACAACTCTCTTCACAAACATTCACAACGTTGCAGAGAATGCGCTCACTGGGCCGATCTACAAACTTAACACTCTTCTGCAAGGTTGGGCCGAGCTTGGCGGACGTAAAGATCTCATAACTGGGGTTGGTGCGGCCTTCAAGTACCTCGGCGAGGTCATGAAGCCAATCGAAGGAGCTTTCAGATATGTCTTCCCGCCGGAAACGGCTAAGGAACTGGAAGCTCTGACTAGCTACTTCAAGAGCTTCACGACAGGACTTAAATTAAGCTCAACGACTGCTGATGAATTGAGACGAACCTTCATAGGTGTATTCTCGATATTCGGTATCGCGATAGACATCGTCAAAGCAGTAGCCAAGGCAATCTTTCAGTTGTTCGGGATGATCGACACCGGTTCTGGGAGCTTCCTTAGGATCACGGCTCGTATCGGTGACTTCCTGGCCTATCTGAAAGTGGCTAGTGAAGAAGGAGACATCTTCAATGCATTCTTCGGAAAGCTAGCAAGTGTAATCTATCTTCCAATTCAACTTCTGAAGTTGCTTGGCAATTATGTAGCGGCGCTGTTCGACAAGCTTGAAGGGAAGAGCCCAACCAAGGCTCTTCATGAAGTTAATCTTCAGCTCGGTCCTATCGGTGAGCTAATCAAGGTTGCTAATCTTGCTTGGGCAGAATTCTCTAACCATCTGGACAAGATTGAAGCAGTCTTCGGTCCACTCGCAGCCAAGACGTCTGCTTTCTTTACAAACCTGATACATTCGATTGCTAATGCCATTGGGAGTCTAAACTTCCAGGACGTTGTCAATCTGGTCAATACCGGGTTGTTTGCCGCAGTCACGTTACTTCTGAAGAAATTCGTTGACAAGTTCAGAGGTGGCACTGGCGGTCTTGGTGGCATTGTCGACGGAATCAAAGAATCGTTCGAGCAACTCAACAAGACGTTCGAAACGATGCAGAACACGCTCAAGGCAGCTACGCTACTTGAGATTGCAATTGCAATCGGTGTTCTGACAATTTCTGTCATAGCATTGTCTCGTGTCGATTCTCAAGGGTTGCTTCGAGCAAGCTCTGCTATAACAGTCATGTTTGCCCAATTGATGGGATCGCTTGTCATCTTCGAGAAGTTCATCGAAGGTGAGGGTTGGGCAAAGATGCCCTTCATCATGGGCTCTTTGATTCTTCTTGCTGCTGCGGTTGATTTGCTTGCAGTTGGCGTCACCATGCTGGCAAAGTTGGATTGGAGCAGTCTTACACGAGGTTTGACGGGTTTGACCGTAATCCTTGCTGAACTTCTGATAACCCTTAAACTTATGGGTAGTCCAGAAGGTCTGATCGCAAGTGGTCTCGGGTTGACGGCGTTTGCCAAGGGTGTGAATATCCTTGCTCAGGCCGTAACGACCTTGTCCGGCCTTAGCTGGTCTGAGCTCGCCAAGGGGCTGACCGGTGTTGGGATACTCCTGGTTAGTCTGGGTCTGTTCACTAAGTTCGCCGATGCGAATGCTACTGGACTACTTCAAGGTGCTGGGATCATTCTTCTTGCTACTGGCATTAAGATCCTTGCTAGTGCAATGGGCGATTTCTCCAAGTTCTCTTGGACTGAAATAGCCAAGGGTCTTAGCTCCATGGCTGTTGGCCTTGGGCTTATAGCCGGTGCATTGAAGTTGATACCTCCGTCGTCACTTTTCTCGGCGGCCGGAGTTCTTATAGTAGCCTCGTCGCTGGGACTAATCGGTGATGCTATAGGTAAGATGGGCAACTTCAGTTGGGATACCATCGGTAAGGGTTTGACGACTCTTGCTGGAGCGCTCACACTGATTGCTGCCGCATTGGCACTGCTTCCACCCGAAAGTCTCCTATCGGCTGCTGCAATCTTTGTAGTTGCATCGTCGCTTGGAATGATCTCAGACGCCCTTGTCAAAATGGGAGGATTCTCTTGGAGTCAGATAGCTAAGAGTCTAGTTGAGTTGGCCGGTGCATTGGCCATCATCGCTGGCGCTATGCTATTTATGATAGAAGCTCTTCCTGGAGCGGCTGCGTTGCTTGTCGTTGCAGCAGCTCTTAGAGTTCTTCTTCCTGTACTTCAGGCGTTTGGCGATATGGGCTGGGCTCAATTGGCAGAAGCCTTGGTCGGTCTTGCAGGGGTGTTCATTATCCTTGGCGCGGCCGGTCTTGTCCTTGCTCCATTGACTCCAATTCTACTTGCTCTCGGTGCAGCAATTGCTTTGATTGGTTTGGGTATTGCTGCGGCTGGTGCGGGTGTATTTCTCTTTGCAGCCGCTCTTACGGCTCTCAGTGTTGCTGGAACTGCTGGCGCGGCAGCTCTTGTCGGCATCGTTACTGCGATGCTTGGCCTTCTACCGCAGGTAGCAAAGGCAATTGGTCTTGCTGTAGTAGCGTTCGCTCAAACGATTGCTGCTGCCGCTCCTGCGATTGGTAATGCCCTTATTGTAGTGCTGACCGAGCTGATCAAGGTCGTCGGGACAATGACGCCCAAGATTGTCACAGCGATGCTGACGCTGCTACTGGCTCTCCTCAATGCTGTGATCCAGTACGAGCCTAAACTAGTGGATGCTGGAAGTAGACTACTAATCGGTTTGCTTAACGGCATTGCTAGAAACATTGGTGGGATCGTCACAGCAGGCGCAAACCTTATTATCGCCTTCCTTAACGGAATCGGCAATAATATGCCCCGCGTGATTCAGTCCGGATTCAATTTGATCTTGAACTTTATCAACGGGCTTGCTGATGCGATTCGAAGGAATACTCCGCAGCTTTATGCGGCTGGTAAGAACCTGGCTGATGCAATCCTTAGTGGTCTAACCGGAGGTTTGCTTGGTGGGAGTCGGTTCGCGGAAGAAGCAGCCTCGGCTGTGGCTCAAGCGGCTTTGGACGCTGCGAAACACACGATCGACGCACATTCTCCATCCAGGAAATTTGCCGAGCTAGGTGCATTCGGTAGTCAAGGGTTTGCAAACGGACTCTTGTCGTTGATCGATGTGGTTGCGAACTCGTCTGAAGCAGTTGGTAAGATGGCATTGACGTCGATGAGTAAGTCGATTGCCGGAATGTCGGATCTCATCAACGAAAATGTAGATGTCAGCCCGACGATCACACCGGTTCTTGATTTGTCTAGTGTCAAGAGGGATGCGGGTCAAATTGGGAGCTTGTTCTCAACCAGTCCGATCAAGGTTGACGCTTCATATGCCAAGGCGGTAAATGCCTCCGAGGGATATTCGGCAAATCAAGATGCAATTGCGCAATCTTCCGATAGCAAGTCCACGCCACCACTTGCGCCGTTCAGCTACACTCAGAACAACTACTCGCCAAAGGCATTGTCTCCGGCGGAGATTTATCGTCAGACGAGGAACCAATTGTCTACTGTGAGAGGTGTTCTTGCTTACCAAAATGGAGGTACTGACTAGTCAGGGTAACCTCCTCACAGTCCAGCTCGGGGATATTTCTAATGGGATTGAAATTAGAGACATCTCCGGGCTGGATCCTGTGAAGGCTACTTTGTCTTCTTCACCCTTCGCGAATCAAGATGGTGAAGTATACCAGTCCAGTCGTCGAGGATCCAGAAACATCACGATGAAGTTGGGTCTTGTCCCCGATCCAACAGTGACTGATGTTCTAACCCTTCGTCGCTCTGTTTACAGCTATTTTCGTCCGAAGTCTGAAGTTACCCTCATATTTTATGCGGATGATACTGACGACCTCGTCGAGGACGGGTACCATATCGTAGGTCGAGTCGAATACTGTCAGTCACCGATGTTTACCCAGGATCCAGAAGTCGATATTTCGATTATCTGCTACGATCCTGATTTTGTAGATCCAGTCTCTGTTAGCGCAAGTGGAATTACTTCCATCGATTTAGCTCCGACGCACTTTTCGTATGTGGGTACGGTTGAAACTGGGTTTACACTTACGATAGGGGTAGCTGAGGCGATTTCCGAATTCACGGTATCGTATAAAGATCCGTCGAATGTTACCTGGACGATGGATGTTGCGATACCTCTTCTTGTCGGAGATACCGTCAAGATCGTGACAGTACCTGGAAGTAAGGAAGCGTCGCTTATTCGGGCTGGGGTTACCAGTTCGATGCTATACGCCGTTTCTCCGCAGTCTGCATGGCCTCAATTTTCCCCGGGGGAAAATTACGTCCAATTACTTGTGACTGGCGATACTTCTCCGGCGGCCCTCACAGCAACTCTCGCTTACTTCAAGCGATTTGGGGAGTTGTAGATGGAGCTATATACTCTCGATGCTCTCCTAAGGCGTCAATACGTCATCGATCAGTTCTCGTCTTTGATTTGGACTGAGAGATGGCAGACCTATGGAGACTTCGAACTACATATTCAATCGACTACAAAATCCCGAGCTTTGTTTAAGCCGGATAGTTGGTTGGCCATGAACCGATCGAACTACGTCATGCGTGTCGAGTCGGTCGAGGATGATCTGGCGGATGACGGTAGTAGAAATCTGATCGTCAAAGGACGGTCCATAGAGGCTATCTTGAGCGATAGACCTTGGCTCGGATCAGTGG